CGTTCTTCGGGTTCACACTTTCCATCACCCGTTGCTGGTTTGAAATCTGGGTGTGTCGAGTCAAGAATCCAAATCTCTTTGCCCGGACCACAACTTCCCTCTGTACCATCCATTGGTTTACCATTCAAAGAACAGCTCTGTTGTTTTATCCATTGGGTCCCTTCACAATCTTTTGACTCTACAAATGTGACCCCATCTGGGACTGTGTATTCACCCTTGGCGATGGCCGTTTTAGTAGCTTCATCGAGAGCGACAGCTAATTTATCTTCGTCATCCGTGTCTGCAGTTATCTGCATACCCAAAAATCCGAGACCGATCAATATAACGAGAATGATTACCAGTCTCATCGCCGACATGGCATCTCTTTATATTGAATGAGAAATTATTACAAAATAGTTTGTTGTTTGGGTATTAACATCTGGGCATCGTGGTGGTTGACATCCCCCGATTTTTACATTGACCTAGATTTTCTTCTTTCTTTTCACCATCTTTGTGTGGACACCAATTTCCACCATTTGTCGCTGGTTTAGTTATTTTATATGTAGAAGTTTTAATTCTATCGTAATATGTTGTAGTGCCATGGCGATTTTTAAAGTGATGGTTATATTTATTTCGCACAGCCTCATCCCACTTACCTTGACAATGATTACAATTCCTCTGTTGACTTTCAGTCGTTTTAGTTCCACTCGGACAGTTTAAGACGGCGCGAGTGCGGCTGTGTGTTCGTTTCGAACCGTTGCAATCACCACTCGGGGTCCATCCGCCCCACGCTCCGATGAAACAACAATTTTCACTTTTACTCGTAGATGCTGTGCTATTTAAGACGTCTCTTCTGTAATACTGTTTACCATCTGCACCACATCCACCTATTTTAACCCATGGTCCAACGTATGGACAATCCACCTTTCTCGTCTTTACACTGTCTGGACAATTTCCAGCTGTTGTTTGCTGTTGTGTTTTTCTACCCATAGAATTACACCCAGTCTTATCCGTCCAATCATTTTTTTGATAACAGCACGGCATAAACTTTGCCTTTGCACTTGATGGACACCCACCTGGTTTATTTTCTTTGTAGGTCTGCGTGTATTTAGCGGTTCCATCGGCCAAACATGAACCAACCATGGCCCAATTACCCTGCTGTTCACAACACGGTTTGGTTGTTCCAGAGTTACGCTGTTCGGTGTCACCATGTGGATAATCACACGCTTTACCACCATATTGTGACTGTTTTGTTATGGTAAAAATTCTCTCTTTATAGGGTTGCACACCACATGGTTCGTCTGACTTTGGCCCACTCCAATTGGACCAAGACCCTTCACAATCAATGGGACAAGGTGCACCCGTACATTCTTCCCACTTAATAAGTTCCGGGCACTCTGCTGGATTTGTTGCGATGTTATAAAACATCTTCTTGCCTTTTTGACCACACGCAACTTTTATTTGACTATTCTCGGTGACAACACACCCAAGACCAGTGTTCTCTACCCATCCTGTATAATTGTTGCATTTTGGGGGCTCTGGTTCTGGACATGGTACATTACACGCTCCACTTTTTGTCACTGGACATGAACCACTTCCAATGGGGGGTTTATAATCGGGTGCCGTTTTATCTAAGTTAAAAGTTGTGATACCCTCACCACACTTACCTTTGGTACCATCCAAAACAATCTCTTTGAGATTACCAGCGGTATCATACTCTTTTCTAATACACGTACCCGTATCTATCCACGTCTCTCCTTCACACGGTTTAGGGCACTCGACACCGCAATCCCGTTCTTCGGGTTCACACTTTCCATCACCCGTTGCTGGTTTGAAATCTGGGTGTGTCGAGTCAAGAATCCAAATCTCTTTGCCCGGACCACAACTTCCCTCTGTACCATCCATTGGTTTACCATTCAAAGAACAGCTCTGTTGTTTTATCCATTGGGTCCCTTCACAATCTTTTGACTCTACGAATGTGACTCCTTCTGGGACTGTAAATTCACCCTTGGCGATGGCCGTTTTAGTAGCTTCATCGAGAGCGACAGCTAATTTATCTTCGTCACCCCCATCTGATGTTATTCGTATACCCAAAAAAACGAGTCCGATCAATATAATCAGAATGACTACCGGCTTTAGCATGGCATCCGTTTATATTGAGTGATATTTTATTTGATAATTAAGAACATAATAATAAGTATAAAAATTGCGATTCCTATGTACATTAGACGATCATTTTGTAACTTTTTTTCTTCTCGCACCCTTTTTCTTTCTTCGAGTTCCGCTTTTCTTATTTCCACTCTACTCGCTCTTTCGGATTCTAAGCGTTCGACGTCTTCTTTTTCATCTTCCTCAAATTCAAGCTCCCATGGATCTGTACCTATGAAATTTTCATTGATCTTACACTCATTAAACACTTCCGTATCTACCGCTGCATCAATCTCTGTATTTTGCACACATATATCCAAACTAAACCCACACGGTGAAGTCACTCGAAGATCATTCATGATGGGTGGTTTGTATTTGTCTTGACCCACACACACTTGCCCGGGGCAATAAAGACGTTGCATGAGCTCTAATCGCGCGACAGCCTTGTGTGGACCTTGTGTTTCTGGGATATTAGATAAAGTCTCTTCTACATAGTCCATCGATTCTTTACACCCAGGTATATTGCGCTCGTCTTCACAGTCGCGCATTATCACGTTGTAACAAGAACATCTTTCGTCTGTCTTGTTTGCATCCTGGGCACAGAACGCCTCGTCTACTGCTGTGGACATCTTAAGATTACTAAATATTTAAAATTGCAATTATGAGTAGCGCGGCTATAGCTAAAATTATGAACAACATTATCTTCTTTGATTCCTTTTTATCTTCGTATGAATCTAAGATTTCTTGAAGTTTCTCAACACGCTCTGTATCACCAGCTTCACGCGCTTCATCTAATTGCGCCTGTTTTTCTCGTTGTTCCGCTCGAAGTTGTAACTGTAAACGCTTATTCTTTGCCGCGATGAGGGCTGCATTTTCACCAGTTCTCAATCCAAGTATGGCCTGAACGCTCTGATCTTGTGCATACACGGAATCTAAATCTTGAAATTCCACTTCATTTATAGAACAATCTCTGAAATACTTGGCGTTGACGCTTTCGCCGACATTCACATCGGACGCACACATATTCAATTGAAAATCACATCTACCCACATTAACTAAATCTTGGTAATCCGGGGGTTTATATTTGTCGTCACCACACACATCGTCACCACAATGATACCGTAAAGCAATTTCTGTGGAAGCCATATTTCGCTGTGCATCAAAAGCTTCACCTTCTGGTATGACGTTTACGATCGAGTTTTTCCATTCATTCCCTTCTTTACATCCTGGAATGTCTGGATTTAGATCACAATCTTTGTACATGACGTTATAGCACGAACACCTTGGGTCATTTGGATTAGCTGCACACCCCATCATATCGATACCAACATCGGACGCCATCTTATCTTTACATTATATTTTTTTGGATGGTGTAAAATATTTTGTTTGGTTATTTTAAGAATGTCTTTAATAAAAAAGGCTACACAGGGGAAAGTGCCTGTATATTTCGTATTAGCACACGGTAAAGATTATTCGCCGTCTTCTCAAACGGTGACGAGTGTACCGAAAGGTAAAAATTTAATATTACCAGTTGATTTAGGTGAAACTTTATCGTACGCGGGTGCAGAGGAACTCGCGAAACGTCTAGGTGACAGAAATAATCTCAATAACCTCTTATTAAATTTACCGAGTAAGTTCACTCTACTGAAGGAAACTGAGCAATTTCCAGATACAGTTTTATCTTTTTACGATGAATACTTCTGGACGGGGATTTATGAATTGCCGCGAGCCGTTTTGAAGCGGGGTCTCAGAAAAGAAATACACTCCGCGATGAACGTAAACATGGCGACAACCCCTCCTAGAAAAAGACTGTCCACGTTTCTGAATGAAAACCCAAATGAAGAGGCTATATTCATAGTGGCTTCGTGTAGAGGTGTCAAGGGTGTACCTTCCGATGAAATTTACGGTACTAAAACGAAAGCGGCAAAAAGAACGAGTGAACAAAAGCGTAAATTAGTAGAAACTAAAAAAGACGTCATGCGCACATCAAAGAAGCGTCCTACATCTAAAAGTGCGGGTAAGTCGATGGATAAGAAAAGAAAAGTCGAACCAAGTAAAAAACGAAAAAGGGTACCGAGTGAGAGTTCTCGTAAAAAAGCAAAGATATCAACATCTTCACCCATACAGGTGATCACTCAAAAGATAAATGCGATGAAAATTTGATTAAATGTAACCTCGTCTAATTAGGTCTATTTCATCCGATATAGAGGTCCATCTTCTATGTAAGTCTCGAATGAGTGTATTTCTATATCTATTTTCCGTGGCTATGAAAGATCTACATATAGAATCGAGATCGCGCCTCGTACCTAAATATGTCAAATACTCTTCCGCACTGTAATCATCTAAATATAAATTGTGTGACTCACAATAATAACGAATCGCTAAACGCATCACAGACGTCGTCGTTTTTTGTATAATTTTCGTGTTTTTTATGATCTTGTCAATTATTTTCATCTCCGCTTGTTTAATATCAATATCAACACACCGCATCTTATTTTCATAATGAGTTTGAAAATACATAACAGATTCATCGTCTAATTCTACGTCATCCACGAGAATAGCTTCTGGAAATACACTTCTCGCACCCACCGGTTCGGGTGTATCCGGTGTAGCACCCTTATACACGTCACGCATAATATTACAAAGACTCAGATAATCCCCCTCGGGCATTTTATCTGAATGTTTGTCTATGATACGCATAGCTTTCATGAGTTCATCTTCCATACTTGATACTCTATCGATTCATTTCTTTAGTTTAATCTACGATCAATGGCGGAACATTCTCTTCGATGGTTAATTCATACACATTTTCTTTCTGACTCGGTTGAATAACAACTATTCTACACGTTTTAACGCCCATCATCATAACATCACTGGATTGTGGTGATGGGGGTGGAAGTATCATTGGTTTACATAAGAGTGCATACATTTACTTTTTAGTGGTTTTTTTCTTCGCAGTTCTGGGACGCGTTTTAGGTGTATACACCGACACACTTTTGATCAGAGATTCAATCTCCTTAATTTGTTTTTTTGCTGCGTTAACCTCTCGGTTGAACTGTTTCATCAGTTTGTCATTTATCAATTGATTACCCAGAGCCATTTATTATACAAACATAAAAAAATGATTAGATGTGATCATAAGATGCTTCTTAAAGATCTAAAAGACCACTATAAAGTCATACGGGATGAAGTGAATAACCTTCCGAATATATTCATAACGAACACACCGCGCAAGGAAGGTGAATGGGTTGGGTCCGAACACTTAAAAGAGGTCGTATCTTTGTATGCATCCGGTAAACACGGGTGGCTCAAAGGTGGGCAAGATCACGTGGCCGAGGAATGGATCAGTTGGCCACTCATATGGGATGGGCAATCGGTACTGGGTAATTGCGAGATATGCCCAAAGACGTGTGCTCTCCTTTCATCGATAGAGGGTATCAAGGTGGCTGGATTTTCTTTGATGAAGGGTGGTGTTAAGCTTAAATTACACACAGACAACGTGGGTCCGAATTATAAATTTACATATCATCTAGGGCTAAAAGTTCCATTTGGATATTGTATCTTACATCACTCTAAAAGTGGTGACGCAATCGAAGAAAATGGGAAACACATCATTTTAGACGCGCGTGAACCTCATTGGGCGGAGAACCTATCGGAGGAAGATCGAGTGATTCTGTACATGGAGATTAATTAAGCTCTCACGCCATTACGGTGCACAACATCACAGAAAATAGAAATCTATCGGATCTCACTGTCGAGGAATGGATTTACGTGGAAAACTTCGGTACCGGGTACGTTCAATGGATTCCAACAGACGCGTTGTGTACTGCTTCGTCTGATCTTACTGTCTGTTTATTAAGGGTAATAAGCATCGAAGTCTTCTATATGTAATAACCACTATCTGCAAATATGTAGGCGGCACCGGCGTCAGTCGCACCCGTATCCTCTAAGTACGCCCCAACTATGGCGGTATTACCATCATCAGAGATGGAGACGGAATGACCAAACGCGTCGCTAGCCTGTTTATCCGACGCCTGGATTTTCAGTTTTTGGGTCCAAGTGGTCCCGGACCGGGTGAAAATGTAGGCCGCACCGGCGTCAGTCCCACCCGTATCCTCGGAGCGCGCCCCAACTAGGGTGGTATTCCCGTCCCCGGAGATGGAGACGGAACGACCGAACCAGTCGCCCCCCTGTTTATCCGACGCCTGGATCTTGGCTTGTTGGGTCCACGTTGTGCCTGAACGCGTGAAGATATAGGCGGCGCCGGCGTCAGTCCCACCCGTATCCTCTCTAAACGCCCCCGCGATGGCGGTATTGCCATCCTCAGAGATAGCGACGGAAAGACCGAAATAGTCCTGCACCTGTTTATCCGACGCCTGGATTTTCTGTTGTTCGCTCCAAGTGGTCCCGGACCAGGTGAAAATATAGGCGGAACCACCAGTGATCCCGAATTCGTGTGCCCCCACGATGGCGGTGTTTCCATCACCGGAGATGGCGACGGATACACCAAAATTGCCGTCTGTTTTTTTATCCGACGCCTGGATTCTTTGTTGTTGGGTCCAACTGGTCCCGGACCGGGCGTAAATGTAGGCGGTACCGGCATGTGGCCCACCCGTATCCTCTCCATACGCCCCAACTAGGGCGGTGTTCCCATCACCGGAGATGGAGACGGAACGACCGAAATAGTCGTTCTGCTGTTTATCCGACGCCATGATCTTGGCTTGTTGGGTCCAACTGGTCCCGGATCGGGTGAAAATGTAGGCGGCACCAGTGTAACTCTCATTCCCCGCCCCCACGATGGCGGTGTTCCCATCACTGGAGATGGAGACGGAATCACCGAAATGGTCGTTTCCTTGTTTATCCGACGCCTGGATCTTGGCTTGTTGGGTCCAACTGGCCCCGGACCGGGTGAAAATGTAGGCGGCACCATCGTCGATGATCGTATCCTCATATGGCGCCCCCACGATGGCGGTGTTCCCATCATCAGAGATGGCGACGGAAAGACCGAAAATGTCGTTTGCCTGTTTATCCGACGCCTGGATCTTGGCTTGTTGAGCGACTGTAGAAGTAAGTGTCTGATTCCTAAAGTCACTCAAACTTATCGCTCCTGTTGTGGGTGAATTTCCAGTTGCAAAACGAATACCACGCATCTCAGACATAGAGTGTGGTGCTACGTCGCCGACGGTGTCACCGATAAAATTCAAACTTGGGGTAGCACCGACAGACATCTAATATCTATTGATATTTTTTAAGCTCTCACACCATTACGGTGCACATCCATCAAAAGGTTACACAACTCCAAGTACTTACCCTCTGGAATTTTGCAATCTTCGATGATGGCGAGAGCTTTGTGAAGGTTGGTAACACGCTCCACAACCGGATCCGCTTGTCTCTCGAGTATAATATTGGCTTCAGTGTTAAAAAGAGTGCGTCGTCTCTCTGCGTTTCTTTCGCGAGCGCGATCAACGACGAGATACTCTCGTTGTACCACGTATCTTATCATTTCCTTACGAGCTTGCGTAGTCTTGCCTCTCGTAGTTTTCATTTCATTCATCATTTGAGTCGGGTACCCATGGATGTCCTGATCCAATATTCTCAACATATCCAAGCGATTGTGTTTGATGGTGGCTAACTTCATTTCGTTTCCGGCACCCCTAAGACCACTCGGACAGTACTTCCATTCGATACCGATCGTGCGAAGCACTTCGATAACACCGGTATCAATCGCATCATCGAAATCAGTCGGAGACCACTCTTCAGATCTATGTGAGAACATATGGTACATTTTCGAAATCTTTTGTGTGTCTTTTGACACGATGGCCTTATGAATAACATTATGCATTCGTTCAACCGAATCAAAAGCATTATTGAAAGTGTTGATACCATGAGACAATATGCAATCACTCAACATGCGGTAATCGCCGTGCATGATGCACGCGTAGACAGAAGCACGGAGGTGACGGGTTTGTGATTCGTGGTCTGGCATTGGAATGTGAAGCATCGAAAAGAATTCCGCGTTCCAATTATTTTCAGCGCATCCGTATAATTCTTCACCAAAGGATCTGGGGCAACCAGATCGTTTGAAGAAATTGTAGATTTCTCGTTGTTTATGACGAACAGCCGCTTCTACGGCGCTCTTGGATTTCTTGTAGTTGAATGTCTCGACACATTCAATGTGACCATTCTTGATAGCGGATACGCAGTTTTTGCAGGTAGAGCAACGCATTTTGGTGCGACCCCTGTGAGTCTTTAAATTGACTTAGGCATATTTCATACATAATTTATTTATGCATTCCACGAATTCATCGTCTGATTTGTACATTAAATCTTCATACTTTTTAGCCTTGGATATGTGGTGATCCATCTTTTTCGTCATTTTGGCAACCCGTTTTCGTGTGTACCAAAACTTCATGTATTCACGAAAAGTCATTTTCTTTCGTATGTACATGGGTACATTCATCTTATTACATTATAACTAGTTTTTTCTAAGCCGTGACATTAAAAATAAAATATAGACATATATTAAAAATGAATATCGCACTCGAAGCACTGCTAAGATCTATCGGTGTATTTTTGGGCGTTTTCTTTACGGTCAGTTGGGGTAGAAAGAGTAAACCAGTGTGGGACGTCGCATTGATAGTACTTTCCATCATTCTCGCGCTGTTTTTGGCCTTCAGGCGGGTCATCGCACCATCACAATAATCACAATTTACTCAAATATTTCGAACCGACCCTTTTCATGAAACGATGTTTTTCTTCTCGACCATCGAAGATAATCTTAAATCCATTACCAAAATATGGTTTAGGTGCGGTTTTATAATAGTCTTCTAATTCATCGTCTGACGCATCGTCAACGACGTAATCGGGGTCTTCATTTTGTTTTTTTCTAGTGCGCATTGGTTCTTGTGATTAATAGTTTCACACACTTTATCTAAGTTTAAAGATGTAAATCCATACACCTTTAAATGAAGACGGTCATCATAGCACTTCCAGGAAATCACTTTTCGGGTGCATTTTTACGAAATTGGTCAAATGCACTCTTGTATCTTCAAAACAAAGGTTACACGGTGATGATGGTGAACGATTACAGTAGTTTTGTGCCATTCTCAAGAATGAAAACGCTTGGGTTAGATACACTCCGAGGTGTCGATCAAAAACCATTCAATAATGAAGTTGATTTCGATGTATGGGTAACCATAGATAGCGATATATTCTTCATACCGGAACAGCTCGAACAGCTCATTGAAGATACGGATACTTACCCTATTGTTTCGGGTATCTATAGGATGATAGATATGAAGCATTACGCGGCAGTTAAAACGTGGAACATCGATTATTTCAAAAAACATGGTTCATTTAAATTTCTGCGCGTAGAAGATCTCGAAGGTGCACCCAAACACATGAAAGTCGCATACAATGGCATGGGATTCATGGCGGTAAAGCGTGAAGTACTCGAAAAAATGACGTATCCATATTTTCACAGGGAACTTCAAACATTTGATATGCCGGATGGAAAAATCATTAAAGAGATGTGCTCTGAAGATGTTGCATTTTGTAAAAATGCAAAGGATGCCGGGTACGATGTCATGATAAACACCGAACTAAAAGTTGGACACGAAAAAGAACTCGTCATTTAGAATCTAATGCGAAGAGGCGGTAACGGAATGTCATCAATAGAATTCGCGGTGGTCGTGTTTGAAGATGCACCCACGAGATTTTCTAAGAATGTTCGAGTATTAGATATAGGTACAGAAACGTCGTCGAATCTCGCCATTCTGGAGCGAACCAAATCTCGCTTCATTTGTGTAATTTCTTTACGTAGAGTCTCATTTTGTTCCATAAGTGAAAGGTAATCATTCGTGAGATTCAATATATAATTATCACGCACGGTATCACCGGATGCATATAATAGTTTGAGATTTTCGCATATTTCTAGATATGTATTTTCTGGGAGTTCAGTCTTATGCTCATCGACGAGGGACATTATATTTCTAATGGGATCCATTTTTAATTATTACACTCTTATTTTTTATGCATCTTCATTTTCTAACATTATTCGTAGTCGATCTTCGATACTCAAACCATCCACCGCGATAACTTCAAAATCGGCGTCAACCACGTTTGGATCAAATATATCACCGTGTTGTTCACACAATTCACAAACAGTACCATCTCCCGGAGGTTCGCCGATGGGGTGATTGTGTACCGGAACGGGTTTTTTGGTCACAGGCTTCTTTACTCTTGGCTTTTTCTTTTGATCTGGTGGTGCACACTCGGATGTTTGTGGCGGACTCGCGTGCTGTCGATCGTGTTTGTCACAGACATCCTTTCCATCTTTGGCGCGGCATTTACATCTATTACCACTCGAAGCTGCGATTGCTTTACATTGCACCCTTTCCGCGACTGGTTTCTTTTGTGTAGCACCAGTTCGTTTAGGTTTGATCTGATCCTTGAATGAATCAAATTTTTCATGAAGCTGCTTGTTCTCGACGCGAAGTGTTTTTACTTCGTCGATGAGAGTCTTTACGAGATCGGTGAGATATGCGAGTTCACTCATTATTTGTGTTTAAAAAAAATGTAGTGATCAACGACTTAGGAATTTTTTTCTCAGTAATTTTAATGATCGCACGTCCTTTCACGTCAGTACTAGTCGAAGCAATACTCATAGGAATTCTCACATTAGCTATATACACTGGGGTATCCAAAGTGGTAAAAGATACACGGGCGCTCGTATTAACCGGAGCACTCGTCCATCTATTTTTCGAGTATTCGCCCATGGGAAATTTGAATGAACGATATTGTAAATATTTATTAAAAGCCTAGTATCGCACTCAAAACTCTGTTTTTCCATTCTTTGACGGTTTCAGTTTTTTGGGTGTTCTTAAGTTCCAATAGAGCTTCCGCAGCTAATCCTTCATCTACATGTGCCTTACAGCAGCCATATCTAGATGATTTATGCCAACACCCAGGATACTGACATTTAGGCCTCGTCGTCGGTTTCGTCGAATACGAACTTTCTGCGTTTTCGTGGAGTTTCGTCTTCATCGGATGATTCGCAATTCTTGATTTCACCTTCCTCGGTACACGATTCTGAGTCAGACTCGGATTCTGAATCTGTGATGTACTCGTATTCACTTGGGTGGTAAATATCCGGTAAATCTTCTTCGAGTGCAGACCAGTCGACCCAACCCATCAATTCATTTTGACGAATAAACTCATTTAGTTCACGCTTATCGCGGATATTCCATGTGTCTCTGGCGATATCACTCCAATACACTAAAGAATCATCATCAATTTGACACGGATACAAATACAATTCGTCCACATCTTCTTGATCCTTCATTTGTTCACAGTAGATGTCATACATGTGTTCTAGAATACCTTCACTCGAAACACTCGAATCGTCGATGAAGTTTTCGTGACCAAAAGTGAGAAAGTGTACCTTACCATACGATGCATTTAATTTTTTGGTAGAAACACCCATGTAACACATGTAATTTCTAGAATTACGAGGAACGAGTTTTTCGGGGAAGTTTTCGGCTCGGAGTGCCCACACCTCAGTGTCTTCGCTAGTCATTCTCGTCATGAGTCCATCCAAATACGGAAGACGACAAAGAGACGCACAGTGTTTCACGAGCTCGGTATTGAGATTCATGTTCTATATATCATCTACGGTTGATTTGTTTAAGTGCATTATTAAAAGTCAATTCTAGACGCAAGTCTTCCAAATGTTTTCAATTTAAACGCCTTTTCACGCTCTTCAAAATCACGACACCTCTCGGTGATTTCGTGTAGTCTCACTTGCGCTTCCATGATCTTATCGTCGTGTGTAAATTCCGCATGTCTTACGGTAGGTTTCCAAGATGAGAATCTACTATAAAACCGCTCTTTTTCAATATTTCTGTTTTCGATTTCTTTGTAACGTTCAATATCAGAACAACACGCCATGTAATCATCTACTTGCTGGGTTAAATTTTGTACCTTAATTTCACGTATACGCATTTTTACGAGATCGATCGCTGGATCATACACAGAAGAGTCTCCATCACCATATATCTGGTTCACTCGAAGCGTCCTCAATATTAATCCGAGGTCTCTCACACTCGTTTCGTATACAGAGTATTCTTCGTTTCCTTGGTGCACCCGGACATTTCGACTCGCATTGGATGACCTTTTTCCAGATTTCAATTTGGACGTCTGTACAGAGAGACCGCGTGGCTTGACAAAATGCGAGACGGAAATCGCGGCTCGTGCAACCATTTTGCATTATACACTCACTATTCCTTTATGAACCTTTGGAAATTCGAGAATGATTTCCTCACCGACTTCGTTTGTAGCGGTGACTATTTCGTACCCCTCCTTAACGCACTGAGTTTTGATATCATATTTGATCGTCTTAGGAACAAAAATATTAAACAATCTGTCATACAGACTCATTCTTCCTTCTTTTTACTGAGATGTTCTTCTTCAAGCTTCTTTTTTTCACTCTGAATAGTCCTCAAAAAGCGTTTGGGGTGCTCAATAAACTTAGACCACCTGAAATCGTCAATCGAGTATTCAATATACTCGGGTACGTGTGCAATAAATACAAACACACCCTTCGTGAATCTATACACACAAGTCGTAGCGAAAGCGTAGCAAACGGCTCTCGGGTAAAGCCACCACATTATGTGTTCATAGGCGTCTTTTTTTATCTATATTAAATACAAGATGAATCTTGATGAAGTAGCGAAGAAAGTCCAGTACATCACAGTAGATTCAGAATTCGTAGATGGTTCTAATAATACATTTACGATAGATTTCTCACTCGATTCAAATGTACACATGGAAGATATGTCAAAAGTTATAGGGTTTAAGATAGTAGACTTTTACGTGACCCAAATAGGCGAAAGTGATTCAACTGGAAATACAGACGTGTCCAAATATATAGATGTCGTGTGCGAAGACATACCAAAGCGTGCACAGATACTCGACGAACGACACGGGGAAATACTCGCGCGAATACCACTCGAGAGGAGTTTCTCCGGTAGTAACTCGTTTATATTGAGAGATAAACAGTGGAGATCGCATCAAAGACAGACAGGGTTTTTTAATCCGTTGTCAATACAAAAAACACACTTTAAATTGTATGAATCCCAAGGAGATGGAGATTACGAATTACTCAAACCGAGTGTTTCGTTTTACATGATAATAGAAATAACAACCATCGATGTAAAAGAAAAACCACGCAATAGAGAGGTACAAATATTACAGGCATTAGATCGTCTCATGGAAAAGATAGACAGCCTCAACCATAACGTAAAAAAACTACCCGACGCGGAACAATTGGAGAAAGCTAGAAGAGAAACAAAAAAATACCCATTTAGCTATCTCATATTAATGATACTTCTTATTTTAGGAGGTGTGTATTACATTACTTCAAAACAGCATCCGATGCCCCATCAACCTTCTTTTTAACTCGGCGAACGACCTTCTTCACGGGCTTAGGGGCTTCTTCAACTGGCGCTGGCGCGGGAGCCTTGGCTTCTTCGACTTGTTCTACTACTGGCGCTGGCACTGGCGCTGGCACTGGCGCTGGTGCTGGTGCTGGCGCCGGGGTGCTGTCAAGTTCATCCACCAAACGCATCAACAAACCATACACGTGTTTCTTGTTGATTCGAAGGGTTTGCATTTCATCTCTGATTTCTTGCCTGAGAGCTTCCATTATAATATACATAAAGGAAATATTATCTTTAAATGTAATGCTGGTCATAGGTCCTACCCTTCTGAGTGGAATAGGACAACACGCAAAGAAATACACTGAACTTTTCCCCGAATGGAAATACATTCAGGTATCCGAACACATACCGGAATGTGAACGCGCTTTCATATTCGCTCTACCCGTCGAATACTGGTTCGATAAAATAGTCGAACTCAAAAAGAAAATTAAGCATTTACATTGCATGACGGTCTGTGAAACTGAAACTGTACACGAAGACTATGGAAAACTATTTAAATTATTTGATAGAATCGCCGTACCGAGTGAATTCTGTAAAAATGTATTTTCGCGTCAGTTTCCGGACACCGAATTCTATGTAATACGGGCGCACATACCACACAAGGATACGTATACATTCTATCACATAGGCAACGTGATGGACCAACGAAAGAATTTCAGAGCTATTTTAGAGTCATTCGTTCGTCTGAATAAACCAGATACAAAGCTTCTGGTAAAAGCCACGTGCAATCAACCGATAACCATAAATCTACCAAACGTTGAAGTAATAAACGGGCTCGTATCGGACGACGAAATGGACAAAATACATAGAATGTCTGATTGTTACGTGAGTTTTTCAAGTTCAGAAGGAGTTGGTATGGGTGCAGTTGAAGCGGCCATGCGTGATAAACCCGTGATCATCACAGACTACGGTGGTGCACCCGAATATGTTAAAACACCGTACACGGTTTCGTGTGAACTTCAAGAGTTGCAGAATGACGATTTCTTGTTTAAGAAAGGAATGCAGTGGGGCAAACCAAACAAAGAACAACTCTTGGAATTCATGACGGATGCATATGAAAAACGATTGAGGCACATGGACCACTCACATACGAAGTGGATGGTGGGTAAAGAAAATGTTTCACAACAATTCATCGATAATGTAATTGGTAAGTAAAACAATGAGACCGGTGAGAATAGCACCCGAGGCGATGGCACCCTTTTGAGCGATCAACATGGAAACGATATCATCTACAAAACCAATGTTGGTTGGTTTCTTCACGGTGTCTGGAACAATTTTGGCTAAAGCGACATAGAGAGCCATGGCTATTACAACTGGACGAAGTGTCTCTTGGTCTAACATTTATAGTACACTAATATTTTATCTTCGGTTGATGTTTTCTACAAAACCCACCACACACCGCCTTGAACCCACACGACTTACCACTCAATGTCACGGCTTGACATGTGTGTACAGCTCTTCGCTTCTCAGATACAACTTCTGGAGCCTTGCTAATGAGTTGAATGGTTCTATTCTGTTTTTCAGTTCTGAGTTGAATGTATTTCTGTTTCATCTTCCAGGTAGCGTTTGCGAGTTTCGTGCATCTATCGGTGGGGGAATCCACTCGATACATGCGCATGGCGTCGGCGAGGCACTGTTCGTAAGACATGTTCAAATGTTATAATTATAAGGGTAAGAATAGGTGACTTAGGTACTAGATGACACGATGTCTATCAACAATCAGATCATGGACGCCTCCCACGATAGATTGTAAAATAAAAAAGTGGAATGCATTTTGGATAGTTTCTGCGAGAGTATTCATTTTTGATTACAAATTAATCAGGTCTGGTGAACTACTTAGGAACTAAAAAAATGCGGATCTATCATGGATTTCTAAAAATTCCTTTTCCGAGGAAAGTAGTTCAAACCCGCGATTCACGCGTCTTGTTATCCACTCCAATCTTGACTTGATTATCACGCGACGAGCTCCCTCTAATGGGAAAATAGAGTTGAAAATAGGTAAATCTATTATAACATTTTCGATACGTGCACCCTTCTTCACATTTTCATCTTTTGTGAGTAGTTGGATATTTTTGTGATTGAATATGCGAGTCCATTGATCTACATCATTTATATTTTCCTCTACATACAAGACCTGTCTCGGTACGATCTCGTCTATCTCAAAGGGGTAGCGTCCAGAAACAACATCGTCCCAGGTGACGAAAGAATATGTGACGCCATATCTAATGCGCATTTTTTCCATAAGACGTGTGATAAGTTCATCTCTGCTTATACCAATGAGTGGCTCATATTTATCGTAATTTTTACCATGTCTAATTGCATTACTTATATTTGCCCTAATATCGTTCGACCACTGTCGACCCATATAATGAGAATAGCAGTGCAAACAACTGCATGACGACACCTGTGCATGCCACTTCAACCCATACTGACCAGTATGGCGCGTAGAATTAACATCAGAATTGCACAACTGTCTAAACCTGGGTTTCTTGTCCCCTTCTGTAATACAAACTGATAACACATGACTTCCGTCTTCTCTTAGTTTAATAGATACAAGTCGAATATCAGTATCGTTGTGCTCCCATGTCTCGCCCAGTGTTAAGGTGAGGCTTGATTTTGATACCACCACTGTCTTGGATTGTTTCGTCGAGTTTGAGTTATACTTTTTAAGTCTAAGTCTATTCATCGCTTCTTCACGCAGAATAGCCTTGCGCTCGGGTGTGAGTCCTTCACCTTTTCGCGTATAGTAGGGTTTTACACGGCACCCGGATGGGCATCCATTCGGTGCGAACCGGCACTTAGGACAGCCTCGACCGTTTTCGTATGGTCTGACCATATTTATTAGAATAAATACTAAACCCTTAAGTTAGTTCTTCTCAATTAGGGTCATAACAGTAATTAAATTTGATGATTCAAAGACCCCTACCTTTGTTTTTAAGAAAACAGCTTAAGTGAGAGGCGCGTTTATTAAAAATCAAGTAAAATGAGTGAAAGCATCCAAAAGCTCACCCACGTGGAACACATATTAAAGAGACCAGATTCTTATGTTGGTCCAGTTGCCCGCGTCGGTGAACAGTATTGGGTCAAGGAAGGCGACGGCTTCGAAAAGAAAACTGTCGTATACGCACCGGCACTTCTCAAGATTTTTGACGAAATTCTCGTCAACGCCATCGATCGTAATTCGATCTATCCTAAACAGGTAACGTCCATCTCCGTAAACATCGACCGAGAGAAAGGTGAAATCAGTGTCGAGAACAACGGGCCTCTCGGGGGCATCGCTGTCAAAGAACACGAAAAGGAGCAGATTTGGAATCCAGAGCTCACGTTCGGGCATCTTCTCACGAGTACCAACTACGACGATTCACAGCAGCGGGTTGTAGGTGGTAGAAATGGGTACGGCGCAAAGCTCACGAATGTGTATTCGAGCAAATTCTCCATCAAAATCAAGGATTCAGAAAACAAGACGACGTACACTCAAGAATGGACAGATAACATGAAGACATGTGGAAAGCCGAAGATGCGTAGCTACTCGGGGGCGACCTCGAGTGTGTGCGTCACATTTACACCGGATTGGTCGAGGTTCGGTATGAAGGCGATGGATGATTACATCTTCAAAATTTTTGAGAAACGCGTGTATGATGCGAACATCTGTACCGCACCGGGGTGTAAAGTGAAATTTCAAGGTGAAGCTCTTCCAAAGACAGCATTTAACGAATACGCGAAGATGCACACGAATTCGGATGAAATTTGTATGTTTACGTCGGATCGATGGTCTGTGTGTGTAGTTCCATCGGAAGATGGATTTGAACAAGTGTCTTTTGTGAATGGTATATGCACGACCAAGGGTGGGAGTCACGTGGATCACGTGGCGGGTATACTCGCGTCAAATATCATCGACGAAATGGCGAAAAAGATTAAACTCAAACCCCAACAAGTAAAGAATGCATTCATGGTCTTCGTAAAAGCGACGCTCGTCAATCCAACGTTCAGTAGTCAGGTCAAGTCCGAGTGTACACTCAAACCACAAGAATTTGGTAGCAAATTTGAGCCCACAAAGAAACTCATCAAGGACATTCTCAAAACGAACATCCAAAATGAACTCATGGCGCTCTCGAAATTCAAGGAAATGAAAGAACTTCAAAAATCGGATGGTGTTCGTAAATCTAAAATCACGGGTATACCAAAATTGGACGATGCAAATAAAGCTGGTACAACCCAATCTGGGAAGTGTACACTCATCATCACAGAGGGTGATTCTGCGAAGTCACTCGCAGTCGCGGGTCTATCCGTGGTTGGTAGAGACTATTACGGGGTATTTCCACTTCGCGGGAAATGTAAAAACGTGAGAGATGCGTCGGTCAAACAGCTCACGGAGAACAAAGAGTTCAGCGAACTAAAGAAGATACTTGGACTTCAACAAGGTAAAGTGTACACCTCTCTCGATGAACTTCGTTATGGCCGTCTCATGATCATGACTGATGCAGATACAGATGGAAGTCATATCAAAGGTCTCGTACTCAATATGATTCATTATTTTTGGCCAAGTTTACTTGACCTAAATTTTGTAGTGAGTATGGTGACACCCATCATCAAGGCGTCGAAGGGATCGCAAACTATGTCGTTCTACACAGATTCCATGTTCAGAATGTGGTATGGAAATGGAAAACCTGGGTGGAAGATTAAATACTACAAGGGACTCGGCACGTCTACGTCTGCCGAGGCAAGAGAATATTTCAAAAACATCGAAAAACTCACAGTTAAATTTGACACCGACGAGAAAACAGATGAATCTGTCGTGCTCGCTTTCGACAAAACGAAGGCTGATTCTCGAAAAACGTGGCTACTCGAAAGTACCGAAAAAGAAAGCTCGGAGCTCGAGATTGCATATGGAAATGTAGAGAGAATCGATATCACTGAATTCATTCATAAAGATCTCGTAAATTTCAGCCTCGCAGATTTGAAACGGTCGATCGCACACATGTGTGATGGACTCAAACCTTCACAAAGAAAAGTCATGTATTCATGCTTCAAGAAGAATTTGACGAATGAAATGAAGGTTGCGCAGTTGGCTGCATATGTTGCAGAAACATCGGCGTACCATCACGGAGAAGTGTCTCTCGCAGACACGATCGTAAAATTAGCACATAATTTTACAGGTTCAAACAATATCAATCTCCTCGAACCGTGTGGTCAGTTCGGTACCAGACTCATGGGTGGTAAGGATGCGAGTCAAACGAGGTACATTTTCACGAAGCTCACCAAAGACGCGAGAAAACTCTTCGATGCCCGAGATGACGCTGTCCTCAAATATCTCGACGACGATGGTAGACCCATTGAACCAGAGTATTATGTTCCGGTCTTACCAACCGTTCTCATTAATGGAACCGAAGGTATTGGAACCGGTTTCAGTTGCTATGTTCCGCCGTTCAATCCAAAAGATATATGTGAGAATATAGAGCGTTCTATTTCTGGTCAGTCACTCGTGGAAATGAAACCATGGTTTGATAAGTTCAAAGGACGCATTTTCAAGAATGAGGAAGGTCTTTGGATCACAGAAGGTGTTTGGACAACTAATAATCATGGTACAGGTATCAAAATTACAGAACTCCCACCCGGTCGATGGACGCAAGACTACAAAGAGTATCTCGACACACTCATGGAAAAGAAGGTCATTTCAGGGTTCATCAATAACAGTACAACAGAAGATGTGGATTTCGCTATACATGGATACACGGGTAAAAATATCATAAAAGATTTCAAGCTCCAGAAGTCGTTCCATGTGAGTAATATGCACTTATTTCACCCCACAAAGGGTATCAGAAAATATGAAAGTCCAGAAGAGATTCTGAGTGATTTCGTTGAAATCAGAATTCAAACGTATAAAAAACGCAAAGAACACCTTCTTCACGTTCTCAAAGAAAAAACGAAGAAACTTGAAAATATGTCCCGTTTTGTAGACGCGGTCGTCAACGAGCGCATCGTCGTATTCAAGAGAAAAAAGAGTGAACTTGAAAGTGAAATTTCAAAATCTTATGATAAAATTGATGGATCGTATGATTATTTGTTGAATATTAAGACATACCAGTACACAAAAGAAGCGGTTCAGAGTCTTAATGATGATACAAACACAATCAAGAAGGAACTCGAAACACTGAATGCAACGAGTCATCTCACCATGTGGAAATCCGATTTAAAAATATATAAACAATAAGTAGTATGTGCGATAGGTCCGGACCAAATACCGGTGCAGCACTCTGCCTATCTGCTATAGGCGAACAAGATACGTATCTGTTGGGTGCAGACTCACTCTTTAATTACAAACAGAAAAGACACTCGGATTTTAGAAAATTCCATAGAAGTTTTAATGTTAATAAACCTAGTTCTGCATCAAGCGGGTGGCCATTTGGTCAAACTGTGAAAGTTACATTTAATCCCAGAAACATGGGAGATCTATTGTCAAATATGTACATACGAGTAAAACTACCCGGTTTATCCAATGGGAATTATAATTATGCGGATAAAGTTGGTAAACACCTATTTAAAAGCATAATTATGCGTGTGGATGAAACTATTCTAGAAATATATAAAGATGATATAGGGTTTATTTATGATGAAATGTATTTAGATCATTCTGAACACGTGAGTAGAACTTACACAGATGGACGTTTCATAAATAGAGAAACCGTCTTATCACCAACATTCAATCTAATAAAAACGAGTGATACCTTCGTATACGTACCAATACCATTCTTCTTTTCTAGAAGTTACGAGTCGTCTGACTACGAAACAAACGTGCATAATAGACCGTATTTTCCTTTGTGTGCTATAAATAAACAAAAATTGGAATTCGATATAGAATTTAGACCACAAACATTTTTTACAGATGACCCAGTCACTCTATCGTTAGATAGTTTCGACGTAGTGACAGAAGAGATCACAGTCACACCGGAAGAAAGATTATTTTATACTTCCAGTAAATATGAAATGTTTACCGATGTATTCAAGACACATCCAAAAGTAGACACGGAACCCGGAAATGATAAGCTAAAAATTGAACTCACGCCACAAAATAGAGTCAAGACGCTTCACTTTTTCTTTAGAAATAAGATTTTTGAAGATGAAAATATAGCGAGTAACATCTATTCAAGTGATCAATTATATGATTACTATCATAACCGATTTAATTTCACCCCATTTTATTCATATAGACGAGCGATCGATTCGATTTCAGATGACGTGGCTATATCGGCTAAATTGGTGATAAATGGTGAAGATTTACCACTCATAAATACCGCAGATTCTCATTATTACAGATACTTGACTACTTTAAATCACAAATTTCACAGCACCCCAAGGAATATATACACATATAGCTTCTCTATGCATCCAAGAAACGTCGATCCATCTGGGAGTCTCGATTTTACAAACATAAAAAACAATCGAACCACCATAGATTTTAAATTAAATCCTTATCACGGAACAACGGAAACATTTACATGTCATATATATTATACATCTTATCAAACATTTACATTTGAAAATGGATATTTAACCACGCGCGAAGAACCAATATCATATTCACCTATCGTAGAAGAATATGGCACCGGGGAATTCGTAGCAGTACCCGAAGAGGGTGCGATTATGATCGCATCATTTCCCAAATAAATCACATTTGTGCTCTTTTATATATTTTATGATTCCATTTTTTATACACCACTTGATGAAATTGAGCTGTGCAACAGTCGTATGAATTTCATCGTGTGTTCCGGGAATCTTGTATGATATCTTATCCGACCTGCAAAATGGGTCAAATAGTTTCTTGCTATATCCATCTAATGTCGATTTGTAAGCACAGTGAACACTGAAAATCTTACCGTCGTTTGTCTTATACATCAAATTTGTCTTTTTAGAATAGTTCGTGATAAACCATTCCAAATTTCTAAGTGAAATGCCACCAGATTTTGAAAGTATCTGTGTGAGCATCTCACCATTTTCAGATGCACCATAAAATGCGTCTATTGAATTTAATAGGATATCCGATTTCCTCATATTACATAATACATCTCAAATCTCTAAATTGGTTAGTATTCGAATTTTCACATGCGGGACATCCTGCTTTAAACATAGGAGGGAATGTGTGATTGTGTCTAACTACCGTGTTCATATTTACGGGTTCATGAAGTTTCGATGATCCGGCGTGTGAAAGGCAAAATCCTTCGTGACTCGCCTTTCTAGTGCACGGCTCTCCACCCTTTTTTATACCGAGACAATACCCTCTCGGGTTAGGTAAATCTCTGAGCAAAAGTTTGAGTGGTATGTTATGAATTTTACATATATTTTGTGCATATATCAACATTCTTTCGTGACACACCTTTTCTACCTCATCTTCGAATACACGCACGAGATTTTCAGAAATCTTCATCCCTTAATACATCATAGCTTTTAATTTTTAAATGGGAGATCATCGATGGGAGTCTCCATTTTCTTTTTTTGTCTTCTTTTTGGTTTGATCTTAGTAAGAAGTTCACCAAATATCTCTTCTTTTGGATCATCAAATAGCGGTTCGAGAAGATCACAGACTGGGTTGATGAACTTGTTCATAAAATAATATTCGTAATCGACCTGTAGTACATCACTGTGTTCACTCACATACTTTGGATCTTCCGATTTCTCAAAAGCCTTTGCCTTAGGATCGTCCGTCTTCACGAGAATGTAAGGTACGCGATCACCAGATTGTGGTTCGGATCCAGGTTGTCGCTCTCGCATTTTGCGTACAACTTGTACGTGAGCTTGATTAATATCCCTGATATTCGGGCTATTTATAGATACACTCTGCCCCTTCACCTTATAAGAATCAGAAAGACCCTGTGAAAGTGTGAGTTTTTCGTTTGGTACATCTCCTTCAATCAACTCTATGGCTCTTTGGAGTGCGAGCGCCTTTGGTGGTTCGATGTCACTACTTTCAAGTACTACATCTAAAAGTTCCTTGCACACTTCTCGTACATGTGCGGTATTGTCGCGTCTCACAAGTTGAAGACCTTTTACATCTATGTAATCCATGTTCATCTTACCATCCTTACCCTGCGTCCATAACTTTGCGGCGTATCGTTTCTTACTGTATAGGAAATAGGGCCAATATACCTTTTCAAGTTCCAAGTTGTTTGGTTTTTTAAAAAGCGCTGAACATTCGTCGGCGGCTTTTTCACCTATCTTCCAACTGTATTCCACAGCTTCTATGCCTTTGCGGTCACCTACGTCAAATTCAACCATGACACTATCGGTGTCCCCATACCTCACTTTAGCACCAGGAAAGTTCTTTTCCACATACTCCTTTGTTTCATCGATCATACTACGACCCTTCGTCGTTACGGTGGATGCAATATTTACACACGGGAGCATACCTTTAGAAGCTCCCGTGAATCCATATACAGAGTTCATACTGATCTTGTATGCCAATTGCTTACCATTGTACATCGCTTTCAATGCACCCGTCGATGAAGCCATATCTTTCTTCGCTTGTTTTCTGAATTGCTTCAACTCGACGAGAATACTCGGTAGAAGCGTCGGAACTCCTTGTGCAAACTTACAGAGTCGCTTTGTCGGTGGTTGCCCCTCAACTTTATTCGGTACAGGAATTTCGAACGTTTCGTATTCCACACCCGGTACGTTTTCGTATTTAGGATCCATGACAAGACTCGAATAACAGAGATTGTGTGCCATCATGATTGAAGGATACAGACCTTCAAAATCTAGAGCTGTGATCGGCTTGTAATACGCACCTTTTTGTGCTTCAAGGACCGTTGCCCCTTCGTAGCCTTGATCACCGAGTTGTCCATATTGAATGGTGGGTACCATGAATCCCATTTCCCGCGCCTTTTTCGTGAGTTGACTGAATACTTTGATCTGTTGACCCCGCTCGACGAGATAACACAATGGAACCCATGTCGCTTTTGCCATTTCTAGAAGATTAATTAGAATGCATAGCTTAGACAACAGGCGATGCGGAAGTAAAGTGTCCTTGATACAATACTCCGCGACTTCCCGTAATTTTACTGGATCACCCTCTTTGTATCTAGCAAACATCTCCTTTGCGGGCATATCAATTTTATTGTCTCCGAGATACAATTTTGATACGTTATCCAATTTATAAGAGTCGAGTTTGTACCCTTTCTTGACTTCATGGAACAAATCGAAAATGAAACGACCGGGCATACTCACGAGTTTCAATGCATTGTCACCCAGTGCACTCGAAGAAAGCTTCTTCATTGTGAGTTCACAGTTATACCCCTTCATTTTGCTTAATTGAAAAAATGTGGGGTCACACCGAGTCACGATCGCTCTTTTCATCAGATATTCAAGATCAAACCCAAAAATATTCCACCCGGTTATGATATCAACCTCATTGTTATGTAAATAGTCCTTAAAAGCCATTAACATTTCGCGCTCAGTATCGTACGATCTGATATTTGAACCCTCGAGATCTGAATCTGTTTTCTTGTAACATAAACAAGTCTTGTCGTATGGTTCATCACTTCCAAATTTACACAATGAGATTGCAATCTGAAAACACGCATCGCCGTCTACATCCGCATCGGGGAATTTACCGGTAGAACTATTACATTCGATATCGACAGATGCAACAACGAATGGCGCCGTCTTCGGATTATCCACGGGTTTTAGATTTCGCCAATTTTTGCATTCCAAATCTATGTCCACGTGTGCGTTGTAAGCTACTTCACAGTTATCACCACTATCCAGCCACCCAGTCGATTGAATACCAGTCCTATGCATAAGGCGAAGAACTGGATCCAAGTTGGATTCATATATTTTCATCTTCACGTGTTCATCTTCCAGTGGTCTTCGAAGTCGTCCGGCTACCATTCGTCTCGACGCCAAATTCCTAAAAAATAATTGGAGATATGGAAATTGTTCGTTGTTTTGAAATCCCCACACATCTTTTCGATTGATAGTATTGTAACTGACGAGGCAACCAGGACAGGCCTTGTCTATTTTGTTATATAGATTCTGAACTCGTTGCTGCGTGACGTTCCTCGGGAGCTTTACGAAAAAATAAGGTGTGAACGCGGTCGTTACACACACAGATTTACCCACCCCATCTTTACCAAATATACTGACCAAGTGTTCCTCCTCGGTATCCCTTGTCTCCCAGGTGAGTGCCTGGAAGATGACCATACCTCGTTATGTACCTAAAATTTTAATATCGTTTAATAATAATTATGTCAGCTGCACTTGTCGATCTTGTATCAGTCGGAGCTCAGGATGCCTACATCACGGGTGAACCACAGGTGAGCTTCTGGCGTCAGAACTACAAGCGTCACACCAACTTTGCCATTAAACCAGAACGCATGGATTACATCGGCACCTTCACCGGCGGTGGTGAAGTTGTCATCCCAATCCAATCAAAGGGTGATCTTCTGAGCTATATGTGGATAGAACAACCAAATATATCGAATGTCGGTATCAACACGAATGGATTCCATTCCACCGATGATACGTCCGTCACCGAATTTAGCCTCCACGTCGGCGGACAAGAAGTGTGCCGCATGGATTCCCTTTACATACAAGGTGTCCACAACGTTTTGTTCAAGGACAGTCAAGCGAAAGCTTCTTGTGCCATCACCACGGCCGAAGTTTCTGATAACGCGAAGGGTATCAGTGGTACCGCCGGTGATTATTACATGATTCCATTCTTTTTCAGTGAAGACTGGACCAAATCTCTCCCATTGGTCGCGTTGCAATATCACGAAGTTGAGTTGCGAATCAAGTGTCGATCTGGATTCGGTTCGTTTGGCGCCTCCCCCAAGGTGTACGGTATGTACACATACCTAGACACAGCCGAAAGAGAGTATTTTACCGAACAAGAACACGAGATACTCATAACGCAAACGCAGTACCAGCCAGCCTCTAAGACCGATACCTCGATCGATCTCACCTATTTCAACCACCCAGTGAAATCGCTTCACTTGACAACATCTAACGTGTCGGGCACTGGATGGAACAGTGATTACAGCTTCGATTCGTCGTCTCTTTACATCAATGGCCTTTCGTTGTTTGAAAATACATCGAACGCATTCCATCACAACGTCGTTCACGAAATGCACACTACCGTTCTCGCGCCATCCTCTCTCGACGCACTTCCATTGTTCTCGTGGCCATTCTGTCTCACCATGAACAAATCCCAACCTAGTGGCACACTTAACTTCTCTCGAATCGACAATGCGAAATTGACCATTCAAAATCCAAAGTCCGATGCCAGAGATGGCTTGTATAGAGTGTACGCCGTGAATTATAACATTTTGCGCGTCAAGGATGGTATGGCTGGAATCGCGTTTTCCAACTAATTTCCAGAAGAACCAAATCCACGAGACCCGCGTTGTGTCTCCACTAATTCATCGACTTCTTCAATAATAGGTGTTTCACACCTCTCTAGGATCATTTGTGCGATCCTATTTCCCTTCTTAATGACGAATGGTTCACTTCCGTGATTAAATAGGATAACTTTCAATTCACCCGTAAAATCGGGGTCAATGATACCAGCGCCAGTCTGTATACCATGTTTAAGTGTGAGTCCAGATCTTGGTGCGATTCGGCCGTATACACCCGGTGGTAGTGACGCACACACGCCAGTGCTTATAAATGCTCGTTCAAGTGGTGGTACTACGATTTCTTCCATGCTATATAAGTCATAACCTACCGATCCAGGTGATGTTCTCGTTGGTATGATAGCATCTGGATATAGCTTCTTAATTCGAAGACTCATGAATCACATTCGGGTTAAATCTTTATGCATGTATATATAAATGTTACCTGTCATAGTAGCAATTGCAACTGCAGCCTTTGTGTATACGATCACAGGTGAAAATCTCGTATCATCAGGGGAAGCCAAAAAGATGATAAGAAATGGTAAGATTAAGAAGGTTATCGATGTGCGGACATCGATGGAGTATAGACTTGGACATTACAAGGGTGCGATTCATTTACCGGTAGGTAAAATGAATAAACAAACGACGTCAAAACTCCCCAAGCGGGGGTTGTTGGTCTACTGCAACACCGGGCAAAGGGCCAGAATTGCAGCGGAGAGATTGATTCAATTGGGGTTTAAGGATGTGTATTACATCGCGGGACACTATTCGAGTCTCAACTGAGACCTTCGATGACCTCCTTCGTCTTTTCATACATTCGCTTCGCGTAGAACTTCTCATCCTTGAGTTGTTCCCATATCGTCAATCGATACTCCAAGAATTCTAAGAATCGCTCGGGGTCTCGTTTGGACTTGTAACGAATCTTTTCACCTTTCATCGCACCGTTCATGGCGGCAATCTTGGCTTCAAACATACGTTTTTGCATGGCATCCGGAGTCTCACGAGACGTGATCTCTTCTTTTTTGAGAGACATTTGTCTTACAAGGGTTTCTTATCTTTATTACTAATAAGGTACGAATGTTTGTAACATTAACTGTAATTATAATTTTAATTCTGGTACCACTTGTGGTTGTCGTGTGTACCAGACTATCTGAGCCTCACCCCGAGGACTTTACGTAATTTTTGAAGAACTGTATTGTCGGGTATGGCCTTACCCGATTCATACGAATTAATGATATTCGCCGGAACTCCCACCGCCACCGCTAAATCTTTTTGTGTTTTGAAACCTTTAGCGATGCGCGCTTGTTGAATCGTCTTCGACATAGAGAGACTCACCTTTTCGTGTGTACCTATTTCAGTTTGATCCAGTTTCTGTGCCTTCGTTACTTCACGATGGGGACTCGGAACATTCTGTTTCACGCCACGAATCACGACGGGTTTCCAGTCTTGGTGATGCATTTACTTAGTCACGAATTAAATCTTTAATGATATGATATGTATATATAGCATTATATATTAGGGATGTCGCAAATACATATAGGTTTTTTTCAAAAAATCCGTATACTATTAAACCTGTAGTATAAAACATGTGTATAGTGATTAAATTAATTATATATTCGCACCGTATAAAATACATAACAAATAATGTAAACACGAGGTTGCATATCATGAGCCAATCGCCTAAGATATTCTTACCACCAAATATAACTAAACCCAAGAACTGCAAAGCGCATAATGATTGTATCGAATATCGGTCGCCATGAGTTAACGACCTGTCTCGCAATCTAGGTGTGAGTTGTACTATTGTTTCATCTTCCACATATTGTGATGCGAGACATATACTCTTATCCGGTCTAATTACCAGCCGCCATATGTTACCCATGTTTTACTTAATAATGAACACACACTCAGTGTTATGTAATATGATCCAACTATCTGTATCAGATGTAATAAAGGTGTGAATAGATTACCGAAAGATACATTCATCTTAACGATATCACGTGTTATTATTTTAATAACCTTTTTAGACGTTCACCCTCCTTGTTTGGTAGAATTGTGAGTTGATCGATGGGCCCTTCGAGGTACACTTGTCCGTGATTCTTTATCTTTTCATGTTTAAGAACTTGATCTACTCTCACCACATTCACGCGCACCATGCGTGTTTTTGCAGACTTACTGTAATATACCGCGAGTGTGGCGGCGTCCCGTTTTGTTTCACGGGGTAATACATTGTCTTCACAGCAAATGACCACGTGTGAACCCGCTCCACCATCCACGTGCATCCACCACTCGCTTGGAAAACTCGATTGTGTGAGAATGTCGTTTTCTTTTGCATCTTCACCCACCTTTATGGTTATACCATCAACAGATGTGTACGTTCGCATAATATATTTAGAAGTGTTACTTTTATGTATGTCATGGCGAGAACTACTACGACTACGAGGGAACAAACGTGGAATAAAAGGGACAATTACGCGTTAAAAATGTTCACTTGGCATCTATATAAGAAATTACATCATCTTGAGTTCTTGGCTGCGTATGCTTACATGCGTGTCATAGAGACGAGATTTGTAGTTAAGAAATTGAAAACGAGCGATCTGAAGTTTGTTCAATCTTAATGAAATTGATATTTTTTAGTTTATCAATCATCTTGTTCACGTGTTCGTGTGTAATAAGAATGCATTGTTCAGATATAATGCGACCCTTATGTTCAACTAACAAAGGTCCACCCGTACCGATTGTTGTTTTCAGAATATCAAACATGATCAATGATATTATGAATACTTTAAATCACTTAGGTAATAAAAATATTTATTTAATGTAGGTATGAATAACAATAATAACAGGGTGGTCATAGAAACACCCACGACCCCTCCAATGACTTCACCAAATGGACGTGTGATGGTTGACGAAAATCTTGCAAATACGGGAAGGCGAGCTATTGAACGATACGATAGTCGAGGGGTTCCCACCAGACAAAATCTGGAAAATCTTAGAGCTATGAGAAGAGCTCTCATGTCGTTTAATAATGCGGGGTTAATCGGTCGTCGCCTCAATTTTAATAACATGAAACGGATGAATACGTCTGAATACATGAAAAACAAAAATCGCATGAAAAAGAATTCAAATGAAAACAAAAACACAAACAGAATTACATGGAAAGATAATACTGTGAAAAATTTACCCGTAGACCCAATCACAACGAATGAATTCAACGATGGAGACAAAGCGGTAAAAATAAATAAACTTTATCTTTCACCAACATCTTTTAGGAAGATGGCGCGCATGTCCATGACGAGTGCTATAAATGTAAATGGAAATATGATTCTATTTACAAATCCTTTGACACGTGAAAAAGTTAAAAAGGGAGATCTTAAGTTTGTTGTGTTAAAAAGGCGCTAAACTAAAAATCAAATTAATGTATATGCACGTCGTTCTCAAACCGAGTCCTTTGGTCACGCATAAATATAGAATACTGTTACCAAATAAAAGGACATTTGATTTTGGTTCATTAGAGTCCCCAGATTACACGGACCATGGAAACCCGAGACTCATGCGAGCACACCTTCTTCGAAAAGGAGCCCAGATACCAAGAGACTTGCGAGTCGAAACAGACCTATATGAAATACACAGAGGAATGCTTTACGCCGATACCAGCACAGAAGAAAACTGGGAAGACCCCTTTCGTGTGGGGTACTGGGAGAGGTGGATTCTTTGGAGTTATCCAAATGTAAACCAGGCGCAATTGTGGATGACCATGCGCAAGGGTATACTCTTCATGCCGACCGAAGAAATGATGTGGTTTTGTGACGATCGTAAAAAATATTAGATACCGGTAGATCCAAATCCACCCGAGCCACGCTCGGTCTCGTTAATTTCACCGATTTCCCGAACATAGGGCGTTTCACATCGCTCCAAAATCAACTGTGCAATTCTGTCACCCCTTTTAATTTCAAAATCAGTATCACTGTGATTAAAAAGAGCGACCTTGATTTCACCCGTGTAATCCGGATCAATGACTCCCGCGCCGACATTGATACCGTGCTTCACCGTAAGCCCTGATCTCGGAGCCACGCGCCCGTATACATTTACTGGCAAAACAACTGCGACTCCAGTACCGACAAGACCGCGGTTCTTAGATAAGATACAACAATCTTCGACGCTATATAAATCGTATCCAACAGAGCCAGAAGAACCGCGAGTTGGAATAATCGCATGTTGCACGAGTCTCTTCACTTGAAGTTCCGACATTTGTTAATAGGGGCTCGAAGTCTTTATCTCAATTAAGGATTACAGGTCTAAATTAGTAAATGTGGTCCATCCACAACGCGGTCGTTCGTGCGTCGACTGAACCTAAAAATGATTACGATAAACTTAAGAAGCGCATCAATCGTATGACCGTCGCATACGGTGGTGCACTCACGTCTATGTATTTCATCACACAGGGTGCGGAACAAGGTGTATCTTCCACGGTTGGCGTTGCCACGTCATTGGCATACATCGCACTTCTCGAGAGACACGTGGATAACATCGAAAAGTCATCGTTTCAAAAACAGTTACTGGCTCCATTAGGAACCGCTGTGTTTGAAACCGTGTGGAATAGTGCGCCGTTTGCATTTGATTTCGATTATGGTGCGACGTTTGTGGGGTTTCTCGCGTATAAAGTGGCGCTTTTGAGTGTCGTGTACGATGAAGTACGGAAGATGTTAATAAATCAAAATGAATAGTACCTAAGTCGCCGAGTTCAGTCGTTAAAATTTAAAATGGGGTTCAGAAACGATGGTAGTAGCCACCGCGATGGTGTGAATGGTGAGCACACACTCATACACACGATAAATACAGATCCCAGATTTTCACGTGTGCGAGAAAAACTTGGAAAGCTTGAACACCGAGGAGGAACTAAAAATACTGCGGATGCCGTGAGTGACCGAGGATTTCGCATCTCTATAAAAACCAAAAACAGTAACAGTGGGTCTTTCGATTGGCTAAATAAATCTTATGTACACGAAAATGATGGAAGTAGAGATCTACTCAATGACATAAAACAATACTACAGAACATATGGAGACGAAAAAGACACTAGATCCATGATTAACAAATTATCCAACACGCTCCTCAAGTTTATGAATGTAAAAACGTATGTAAATTACGTATTAGATGGGTATGATTGCGATTATATATGCATAAACTTTGTAAAAAAGAGGCATTTTTTCATGTTTCACAAAAGTGAATTGAAAGAACTCTTTGGCTCGTGTGAAGAATATGTACAACCAGCTAAAACAAATACATCGTGTGTGATACCCGGGAGTAAAAATTTAAGAATTCGACTTGTACTAAATAATGGTGTGAAGGCTATACTGAATAAGGGTTCTTCTTTGTGTGTGAAGCTTCAACAGGATAGACCACTTTTATTAGAAAAACATATAAAAAATTCTATTGTAATCGATTATTAATTATCTCTGTATTGTCGTTCATATCAATGAGTATACATTCCCTATTTAGATTTTTACACGCTTTTCCAGTCGTACCAGATCCACACATGGGATCCATGACCAAATCACCTTCGTCACTCGAAATAGATACGATTCTCTCGAGCAATTGAATGGGCTTCGCAGTTGGATAAGATCTCAATTCGGAGCCTTGGCCTATAGAGTGGATATCGTCCCATAGATCGGTGCACGGTTTACCTTCCGTTTCATGCAAGTAAATCTTTTTGTATAACTTCGATTTTTCCGTCTTCGGAGGGTGTAAACGATTATCATCTCTCAATTTTATGAGCTCTTCTTGTTTTATTCGCCATCCAGATGCTGGGTTGAATACCTTTCCATTAAACTCAAATGGATACATGTACCCTTTCTTTGTGTTTTCGGTGACTAAATGTCCGAGGGAATAATTACCTCGTTCATCCTTGTTATTGAATGAATTATTGAGATACTTTTCGTCACGCGGTTGATACACCACGTTAAACTTGGGAGTCTTAGAATTTGTACACTTGAAAATGATGTCTATCGTCGCACCAAGCTTCTTTTTCACGTTGTTCTTTGAGCGACATTTCTTCCAAAATATGGGTTGCACATACTTGAATTTGTCTCTAAGTATTTGTTCAGGGACAAACATGCGATCCGCTGAAATGTGAAAAAACAAAGTACCATTCGGTGTGAGCTTTGGTAAACACTTATCTATGACCCGCGTTATGAAGTTCTTATAATCATCACCTTTCCACGTATCCGAAAATCCAGTCGAATCATCCTTAGACATCGTGTAATTTCGACCACTATCAAATGGTGGATCTAAATATATGGTAGTAACCGTACCATTTTCTATCACATCTATTTTTTCTAGACAATCCCCTATGATAAGTCTCATGGAATCACTACGCATAAAATCTTTAATTTGATATTTCATTACAAAACTATATCATTTAACGGCGTCTCATCCCGAAAGCTTCTTAATTTGACCGGTCACGATGTATTCATCAATCTTGTTCGCGATACCTTTACCGATACCAGGTACCTTGCGAGGTCCTTTTGAAATTTCGGTACCGTTCGTGACTTCGAATTGGAGTTTGCGAATAGCGTCGGTGGCCTTCTTGTAAGCCTCACTTTTGTGGGTATCTTTCTCCACGCGTGCGAGTAAATCCAATTGTTCCGCGATATTTTCGTTCGTAGCGAATGTCTTGACACTCTTAATTTCCCCAGTTTCAAGAAATTCATTTATTTTTCGAATCACACTCCTTCCAATACCATGCATGTGTGAAATTTGCTCGCCACTGGTTAATTTGAAATCAAGATGGTAGATGATATTGGCCGCCCTTTCATACACCGATTTCTTGAACTCATTTTCTTCCTCTTGAGCGAGATGATCAAACGCATTCGTGAGCGGCAGATTGTAGCAGACAAAGTAATCATCCGATTCCGATTCCGATTCAGTTTCCGTTTCATATTCAGAGTCGGATGCGACGGACTCGTTGTCACTCACTTCAGCGTAGTGAAGCATTGTTTCGTATTCCAGGATGGATTTCTCTTCTTCGCATTTGCGGAGACGCTCTTTGAGTTCGGCGTTCTCCTTTTCAAGGTTGGCGATGTAGGTAGCGATAGATTGAGAGTTCATCTTTGATTGAGTCGATTGATTATTCATGGTGGT